ACTCCAAAAAGATTGGCCGTGTTCATTAAAGTTTCAAAAACTCTTGCTATTCAATCACCTGATGTTGCTGATGCAATGGTTATGGATATGTTGATGAATGCCCAAGCTACATTGCTTGAAAAAGCCGTTGCTAAAGGTGGTGGAACTAATGAGCCTACTGGTATCATCTCAACTACCGGTATCGGTAATGTTGCTATTGCTACCAACGGTGGCGCTCCAACATACGCTAAAGTTGTTGATTTGATTAAGACCGTATCAGCAGCCAACGCAGCAGGTACTGGCTTCTTGACCACTCCAACAATTGCATCTAAATTGTTAGTAACTGAACAATTTCCAGGAACAAATGGTCAACCAGTTAACCAAAATAATACCATCGCAGGTTATAAACTGGTTGCTTCTAACAACTCTCCATCAGGCTTGACCAAAGGATCATCAAGTGATTGTCACGCAATCATCTTCGGTGACTTCAGCAAGGTGAAAGTTGCCCAATGGGGTGGCCTTGATTTGGTTATCGATCCATTCAGCTTGGCAGAATCTAACTTGAACAAAGTTATCGTAAATGCTTATTATGACATCGGACTTGAGCAGGCAGGTGCATTTGCTGCTATCAAGGATGCAAGAGATGTATAATTAATTTGTGTGTTGTTATTGTTTAGGAGGGGCGGTGTGATAGCCGCCCTTTTTTTTAAAATATATAAATGTCAAGAATCCAACCATATCGCCAAAATTTAGGTTATCGCTCAACCAATAACCAACCATACAACTTGTGCAGCACACTTGAGGTCAAGAAGTATCTTAATATATCATTCAGCGATGATGATAATTTCATTGACCAGTTAATAGCAAGCGCATCATCATTTATTGAGGCATACTGTAATCAATTATTTAGTGAAGGACAAACCAAGGAGTATATAATAGATTGGTATGAAGTGCCTGCGGATGGCATCTTTTGGATTCCATTTAAATTTGCAGCAAAAGGAGTTGATGCATCAACATTATTCACTTCATTCAGCAAGGATGATGGCGCAACGCAAATTGCAGAAGTACCTACTTATATAAAAATGGATGATATAGTAGGGTTTAAATTCGCATCCATACCAGACACAACCAACGAATCAATTGCTAAAATTAGTTGCACCATTCAACCTGACAACGAGTCAAGCGGTCAAGTTATTCACGCTGCAATGATACTTGCAGCACACTTCTATAACAACCGTGATATAGTTGTAACTGGTGCTTCATTAAGTGCAGAATTGCCATTTCATTTGAAGGCAATGTTGGATAATAATAAGATAAAATTATTCTAATGAATCCCGGACTATTTGATAAAATTATAAATGTAATGGCGTTGGCAAGTAACAATAATAATGGTGACTTGACTACATCTTATGTATATAGTGGGCAAATTAGAGCAAGATTGATAAATAAAAATGCAATGACCTCAATGCGGAGTGGTGTGCCGCAGAGTGAGGCAGCAGTTGAGTTTGTTATAAGCACCAAAGATGCTCCAACCATTAGAGGTAACTGGGGCATTCAATATAATAGCAAGTTATATAGAGTTGATGGCATCATTGAAGATACATCACTTCAGCGTGGGAGGTATTCACGAATATTCGCAACATTAATTGAGGAGGGATTTTAAATGGGAATGATGAAAGAATTGGCAGCGATTAATCGGTCTATCCGAAATCTTGCCTTAAATAGTAAGCAGGTGCAGGTTGCCATTGGGCCATCTGCTCAAAGGATGCTTGATGCTATTGTGGTGCAATTGCCAATGCGTACCGGAAGACTTGCAGATTCATACGGATTTGTAAAGCGCCATTACTCAAATGGTATAACCATAGGTGCAAGGTATCACACTGGTGGTGGTGAAGGTAGTCACGCCCACTTAATTGAATTAGGATTTAAGACCCGAAAAGGAACTGGAAAAAAGTCAAGTAAGATGGCCACAAAGGATAAAGTTGACGGCCGATTTATTGAAAAAAGAGTATTTGAACAATATAAAAATCAAGCCGCAGATGATATAATGAAGAGGCTTGGCGATGAAGTAGAAAAAAACTGGAATAAATGACCGCACTATTACAACATATATACTTTGTGTTGAGTCAAGGCTCACAAGCTTACAATGAGGTTGACGGTAATATCTTTATCGGCAGAGGTGAGTCAAACCCAATGCACGATAAGTATATATTAATGGAAGTGGTCAGTCAACTTCCAACTGGGAGAAGTAAGTCAGGGGTTAGTGATATGGATACATTCCGCATTCAATTTACTTGCTACGCTCAATCAGCCGCAGCTGCTGATACCATTGCTAATTATCTGCGGTGGGATTTAGATTATACCGGTAATGGTGGTGATGCGTTTAATCCTATACCGGAAGCGCAGTACCAGTCTTGTATGTTCGACAACGAAGCCGACAACACATTTGACTTTCAATCATATGAAACTGGAATGTTTGCCAAGCAAATAGACTTCACAATTAGAATTAACCCAATTATATTAACTTAAAAAAAATGAAATACTACAAAATTATTGGCCCCGGAGTTAAGAACTCACAAGGCCGTGAATTACCAATCGGATGTACTTATGAAACCGATGCAGACTTATCCGCCAACCCATCAGCGCAATTAATCAATGCCATCAGCATTAAAGATGTTATGAAGGAGATTGCCAAGACTGAAGTTAAGGGTAAAGGTAAGAAGGTTGAGCAACGAGATGATGAAGCAGGCAGCAACCTTTAATCATTAAAAAAATTATATTTATAACCAATTAAAATTGTAACATAATGAGCAAAATAAACGGAACACTCGTAAAAGTATATGTTGGTACTGATGCAATAGCATACGGTACATCAGCAGGTATATCAATTTCAATGGCTACCCGTGAGGTGACCAATAAAGATAGTGGTGGATGGAGCGAATTTGCCGAGTCAAAATTGAGCGGTAAAATTGACTTCAAAGGTATCTTTGATGATGCTGCTGCATTCGGTACAAGCGACCTATTCAGCGTGCAAACTTCAAGATCAACCGTTACCTTAAAGTGGGGTGATACAACTTCAGGTAAAAAGAGATTTCAAAGTGATGCCTATATCACCGACCTATCTTTATCAAGCGAGGTTGAAGGTAATGTTGAATTTACTTGTAACTTCCAATTGACTGGTACTATCAGCGAAATCACCAATCCCTAACCTATTGGTTAATTAATTTATAAATGAAAGGTTGCAGCAATGCAGCCTTTTTTTTATTAAATTTGGCACTAAATAATATAAAAATGGCACAAATTACAATCAACAAAAAGACCTACGAGTTAAAGTTAACTCTTGGCACATTTAGAAGACTTGATGAGAATCACGGCATCACCATTACGCAGGTAATTGATGACCTTAATTTGGGTAAATTCGGAAGCCTATTAAGGACTTGTCACGAAGGCATCATTAGTGGTGGAGCTGATATGTTCTTTGAAGACTTTGAAGAATCTTTAAGTATGTCCGATATTCCAATGCTCCAAAAGGCATTGACGGACGCACTCCCAAACGAAAACAAGGTGGAAGCAATCAAGCCGACACCGAAGAAAAAGAAGTAACAATTAACTGGGATAAATTAGAGATAAGTGCAGGGTACTATGGCATCAAACCAAACGAGTTGTATAAGTTTACTTTCAGGGAATGGTCAAACTTTACCGAAGGTTGCGACTCCAGGATATATGAGGAAATGGCCGTTGTACGATATCAAACGGCCTTACTCTTACAACCGCATACTCAAAGAACTATATCAGTTAAGGAGTTGTGGCCATTTGCGTGGGAAGAAAAGGAGAGCAATAAGCGGAGCAAGGAAATCGACACAGAATTATATAACCAAATAAAAGAAGCAACCAAAGACTGGTAATTTATATATAAAAATGGCAGGTAAAGTATTAAATATATCGCTAAACGCAACCATTACACCATTGCAGAAGGCCCTTGAAAATGTGGGCAAGATGATGAATGACTTTGCGGCATCAATCGAAAAGACTGATAAAAAGATGGCCGATTCAATTCGGGCAAATGTGGCCGATATGAATGCCTCACTTGAGAAGGTCAAGCAGTCTTTTGTCAATACCGAAAAAGCAGGTGATAGTGCAGGTAAAAAAGGTACTGCATCACTCCGCCAACAATTGCGACAAGCCACACAAGAAGCGCAAAGGTTAGCAGAATCAGTTGGCACAAGTGATCCTAAATTTATTGCAGCAGCAAAAAGAGCAGCGGAGTTAAAGGATAGTATTGATGATACTGCACTTGCTATAAATGCGATGAATCCTGATGAGAAGTTTAAAGGATTAGCTACTGTTATGAGTGGTGCATTAAATGTTGCAGCTGGCTTGCAAGGTGCAATGAATTTATTTGGCCTTGAAAGTGAAAATGCTACCAAAGCAATGGCAAAGTTGCAAGCTTTATTGGCAATGGCACAAGGTATTAACGCACTTGGTGGTTTGAAGGATGCTATGGGTGCAGTTAAGACTCAAGTAATAAGTGCAGCCCAATCAATGGGTGCATTCAAAACTGCATTAATTGCCACCGGTATAGGTGCAGCTATTGTGCTTATTGGCGTGCTTGCAGCTAACTGGGATAAAGTTAGTGATGCCATTTTGGGTACAAGCGACAAGACACGAGCATATAAGATGGCTCAAGAGGAGGTTAACAAATCGGTAGCGGATGCCCAAGCCAAATTTTATGAGGCAAATAACGCCATTGATTTATATAAAAAAGGTGTGTTAAGCAAAAAGGAAGCGCTCGCAATATATAATGAAACAGCAGGCGAAACATTGGGAAAAACTAATGACATCATTGAAGCCGAAAACAATTTAAAAAATGCCGTACCAACCTATCTAAAAATGATGGAGCATAAGACCAGAGCGCAAGT